GCTACGTAACCTGGAAGTGCTGCATCTGTGAGTGCGCCGTTTTCATATGTGAAAAGTGCTGCTGCTCCAACGATAATATCGTTTGAACTACCACGTGTATATGCCATGTATTTCACCTCTTTTTTTCTTTTAGATTAAAAGGGCTTGTTTCCTCACCTTAATTATACAGCCCTTTTTTATGGGTTTACTGAGTCTAGAATGTCTTGCATTGCGTGGTAGTCGTAGTCAATGATTATTTTGTTACCCGCATAGGTTCGGGCTGTGCCAAAATCGACTATGTCTCGTGCCTCTTCTAGTTGGTAAATCTTAAAGTTGTGGAAGTAGAACTTACAGGTCATCCCGTCAATTGGAGCGTGGTTTCTAGCCCAGACATTTATATCTTCAGCAGTTTCATCACCACGGTCCATTAGTCTTAGGACTGCTTCTTGAATTTTAATCATTCTAACTATTGGGTTATCTGACTGGGCATAAAAATAGTATAAGACTTGCTCACACTTAATATGTGGGAATGCTCCACGACGCATTCTAAACATTCTGTCATATACCGCCATTGCTCCACTTGCTGGGAAAGACGTTTGCAGTGCTTCTAGGGTTGAAGGGCCTGTTGGGAAAAATGGAATTAGTTCATCTTGAAACGTAGTAGTACCAGTAGCGCTTAAAAGGTATGCAATTTTTTCTTGTAGGTATGTGTTAATCCACAAAACTGGGGTATTTAATACTGATAATGAGTCTGTCATTATTATGCCACCGTTGCGTTAGCGACCCATCGATACCCTGTAGAAATACCAGTTGATCTTCCGCCACGCTTGCCCTTTCCTAAGTTTTTCTTGTACACTGATGGGTTCTCAAAGTACTGTCTAAGGTTACCACTATTTAAAAATGCTTGAGTAAAGTATCTACCAAAGAACATATCAAATGCTTTTTCAAACTCACCCTGAGTATTACCTCCTGGATTTTGAACAACAACTGGCTTCTTTGTATAAACTATCTGTCCGTCAACTTCAAACCTTAAAGCCTCTGCATTACGTGGCTTGATTACGACAGGAGTTCCAATTTCCATAATGATAGCCTTATCACGAAAAGGTTCATTAGAACCTTCTTTAACTGAGTTAGATTGTTTAAACTGTGATATAAAAGAAAGGCCTATGTTACTAACTGTATATTGTATGTCAAATAGCCTTGCTTCTGGGCTACCGTTTTGATACCATTCGTACACGTGATGTAGGGTATCTGGAGAGACTCTAGCATTTGTATCAATAAACTGTGAGGCTATCTCAGATACATCAATACCAAGGTTGTTTAGAAAATCTTTCTTGCCTTTCTGTATTCCTTCAGCAAAGCCAGTTGAGTAATCAATGATGTTCTTCATATCCTTATTAAACTGTCTATTGTTAAACTTTACCTTGATCATACGTCTACCGCCTGATTTTCTGACCTTCTAATAATAAGTTTGTAGTATTCTGTTGAACCAAATGGACCAACAAATGGATCCTGTGTGGCAATTTCAAATATGGTAGATTTGCCTGAACGTGGGCCAGAGGTCTCTAGATATATCTCACTACCATTTTGGTCTCTGACATTTGTTACTATAACGTTTGTAATTGAGTTTTTTGCCTCAAGGCTTGACATTCGTATATCTGTTTTTACTCTACCGATTAGGATCTTGTCCTGTGTTATATTTACGTTAGGGATCAGTTCTTCTTTAAATGCTCCGCCTGCTGCTGCAAATGAACAAGCAACTGTTCTGTCAAGAATCCAGTTCTTTTCTACGTTACCGTAAATTCCTTGCTGAACTACTGGATGATAAACATCTGCAAGCATTGGGAACGCAAAGTCTGGGGTTTCGCATATCATTAAATTATCCCTGGCTTGACAATATTTTTAACATATTTTTCAAGTATCTTATCTACTAAAAAGTTTCCTGTTCCATTAAGCATTGACTTATCAAACTGAATTCTAAACTGATCTGTGTTGTATGCTGTAATGTATCTTTTGTAGTAATCTAACTTACCGCACTTAATATCTTCAATTAAAAGTTTTGCTGCATATTCTACATCGTCTGGAACTTTAAGGTACCCGTGATCTACTATAAATGTGTAATCGTGTCCTGATGGGAAAGCGATTCCCTCATAGCCATAATATCCAAGATCTCCGCTTGCAACTGGCAATTTTTGCGCTGTTGACTCATACCTGTTTAGTTCTCCAGTGTGTATTTTTTGTATAGCAGTCTTGTCTGCTGTGATGGCGTATTCATATTTATTTAATTCTGGAGTTGATCTGTCATAAACCAACTCGTTGTTCTCGTAAACCTTAAAAATTCTATAAATCTTTTCCCACAAAGAAAAGTAATCAGAGCCGTTACCGCTTCCAACAATTGTTATTTTTTTGTTATAAAATCCTTCTGGTACAAAAGTATCTATCATAGATCTTGCTACCAATTCTAAAACCCTGTACTCTTCAATCTCAGATGCCGTTGTTCCTAGCGTGTTTGGGTCTACATATGGTCTTACAACTTCGTAGTATTCTTCTTTTAACAAAATTCCATCTAATTCATCTTGAAAAATTTCTACTCTATAATTATTATCATACTTCCCAGAAAAACCATTTGGAAGAATATCTAAAACTCTTCCTGGAGTTACTGGTGCTGAATAAGACATTGTTTGTACTGAAAGGTCCGCCATATCTGTTATTCTAATTCTTATGCTTTTGTTACTGGGCCAGGTTAATGGCACAGTATATAATTGCACATTTATAGAATCGTATGGCGGAACCCTCAATATCTCCATGAATTACTTACCGAATTCCTTGGCAACTTCTTCTGGTGTTGCTGGCTTTATATGAGAACGAGTAAGCCACTGTGTAGCAGCATCCTTTTCAACGATGTTGTAACCACGGTAAACTTTACCTACACCTGGCCATGTAACATTCTTTGTTGAAAATAGTGCCACAGTCTCTTTAACTTCTGCAGCCTTTGCTGACTTCTTTCTTTCAGGTGCCTTTGGTGCTGTTGTTGCTCCAATGACTCCTTCCGCTACTGATCCAAGTGCTTGAACTTCTTCAGGTGCTTGGTATGCAGGTGCTTCGACAACTGCCTGAACTTCTTCTACAACTGAACTTGCTGCTGCTATTGCTGCTTCGTGGGCTGCAAGTGATGCACGTTCTGCCTCTGCTGCTGCTTCATCTAGTGCTGGATCTGGCTGATTGTAATTATTATTTTCCATTTTATTTCCTCCTTGTTAGTATTATATCATTATAAGTAATAAGGGGAGCAGGAGCGTTAACTCCTACTCCCCCTAAGTTTTACTGTTTACAGATTATGCTGCATCTGATGCTGCATCAGCGAACGCAATAGCGTCCTGCTCTTCCCATTGAATACCGAAGCGAACGAAGACTGTATATTCTACAGTGTCCTTCTTTGGCTTGTACTCACGGTTAACAGTGATATCACGCTGGAATCCCCATACACGGTTCTGTGGGAATGTCAAGTCGACATATCCTGCAGGGTAGTATGGAACTTCCTGTACGTCAATTCCGAGAACACGTGTTGTACGTGCTCCACCGAATGTCTGTGCTCCACCATCAAGATATGCTTGACGATTCATTGGAGTTCCGCCAGCCTGTGAAGCGAATGCTTCAGCAACTGCGTCTGCTAGGGTACCGTTATTCTTAACGATTCCCTGGAATGCATCTGTACCAGCATAGAACTTCAAGTTAGACTTGATAGCACGATACTTGCGTGGCATTGCAAGAATGATGTTCTGCATTACATCTGTTGTCCAGGCGTTATTTTCGACTGTTACAACTGACTCATGAGCATCTCCGTCAGTCTTGACACGGTTTACGAAACCTTCCATGATTGACAAGAAGTTTCCTGTTGCGCCATCTCCGTTGATTGCAAGGTCTTCGATATCATTACCGAAAGCATTTGTCATCAAGCGTACGATGTGATCTTCTAGTGCTGCACCTTCGATGTTATCTTCTAGTGCTTCTGCAGATACTTCCCAGTCAAGACGAATCTTCTTTGTAGTCAATTCAACCTTTGAGAATGTTGCACCTGCGTTTGTGTAGTCGCCAACTGCTTGCGCTGCTGCACGAATAACACGCTCTCCGACGTTTACCTTTTCGAGTTCCATTGTATTGGCTCTCATTGTAACGCGACGGCCATCTTGGGCGAGAATGGTAGCATCCCACACGTAGTCAATAAAACGACGTGCTTGCTCTGGGCGTAGGATACCTGATCCAGCCTCACCTGAAGGGTTAACTGCATTTGGTCCAGACGTAACTCCTGATAGTGCTGTTGGG